AGGATTTCCTCCTCCAACCAACCCACCTCCGGCAATCACGTTGAATCCTAACCCCTGACTGATTGGTACAACCGTTGTCCACGCCTGAGGACTTCCAGTCCAAACACACACCTCTTGATTTCCTGTATCCCACCAAAGCTGACCTTCGATTGGGTTAGCTGGGCCAGTCGCATCGGCAAAGTGTTCCAATTGGTAGAATGTATTTTGATTACGGTCGAATCCATATTCTTTTGAACCACGACCGTGTAAAGCAAGACTGGTTGCTGCTCTATCTCGCTCCAACTCATTAATTGTGGCTACGATTACACCGTCAGAATTTCGAATTGTATATGTATTAGACATTAAATTATCTGCTCCGCGGATAATACGATTACATGGCTACCGGTTGTATTGCCAGGATTCGCTATTTCACGAATCTCTATACCAAGAGTCCACGTGCATGTTCCTGGTGCGACAGTAAATCGTTCAAGAGTGTAACTACGAGTTGACGTGATTGGGAGCCATGCACCTGTTGTGCCCCACGTTATGGCATTAGAGCCTGTTATACCCATATCTGTAACAAACACCTCGAATGATGAGGCTGGTCCACCACTCAATAACCAATCACTGCCAAATTGAGTGTATACAAGAATGGCCGCTGTGCTTCCGGCAGCTGACTTACCCTCACCAGTTGACTCAATTCGAACGGCTGCTAGTGGGTAATACAAACCATATGCAACTGATGCTCCGTCTTTGGTGGCTGGTAGGCTGGCGAGTGAAATCGTACCAACAGATGGTAATGGTGAACCGACAATTGGTGAGCCACCTGTATTACTCGATATTTGCATAGCCGTCATGTACAAAGCAGGTCCATGGTCAGGTGTAGAACCCGAAGAGTCCATGTAGAAATTAACGGCAGTGTCCCCACTCATTTCACAAATATATGAAATCGTAACAGGTGCTGCTCCATCTGGCCAATCAATATTTTGTCCGGGAGTCTGAGCGACAATAGTTCCCACTCCAGGCGTTGTTGATCCTCGGCGTAAGTACAATGGATACATATAGTGGGTACTTGTTCCTGCACTTCGCATAGTTCCATATCCGTTTACGAGATAAGTCTCGTTGGGGTTTAAGCCGCTTATAGAACTTGTGCCAACAAATATATTACCGGTTGGGAATCCGCCGGAGGCAGATAAATCATCAACGTATTTTTTATTTGGGATAATGTCATCGCTTGTTACAAGCGACTCATATGTGGAATTTAGTGATCTTAGAACGCCGCCCGACTCTATTCTAAATCGCTGAGTAGCTCCGGTCGAGAAGCTTAATTCATTCGTGCCTGAGCGATATATTCCGTTGTCTGTATCAAGACCGAAACCATAAGCGGGCGTGGCAGCGGAAGTTCCTGTAGTGGCTCCTACTATGGGAGCGGTGAAGATTTTGATGCTATCTATTTGTTGTGCGGTTGAGGTTAGTACGACTGTGCTGTCGACGTCAACTTGATTAGCTGATACGCTAATGCCATCACCCTGACCAACATTAATCGTCACATTAGAATCAATTGTGGTTGGACTTCCAAATAACCCCTTACCTGCTCCAATCGTTATAGCAGAGTGGTCTATGTGTTCGTTGGCAACAAATCCAGAGAGGTTGTCGTGAACGATTTGTGAGTCGTTTGTTGATACCAATCCGGGAGAACCCTGAACAGTAATACCTGTTCCTGCTCCCACGTTAATTGTTACTGATAGAGGCGATCCTGCTGGGAATCCGCCTCCCGTCAACCCCGCACCAGCTACAACGTCAAAACCTAAACCAGCAGATGGTGGAACAACCGCTCTCCACGCGGATGGGCTTCCGGACGTATCCCATACCTGTAGATCAACTGTATTCCACCAAAGTTGTCCATCCATTGGGTTGTTCGGTGGCGTAGTACTAGAAAAGTTTTCCAGTAGGCGCACAATGTTTCGATTGCGCTCAGTACCATAGGGCGAAGCCCCACGGCCATGGAGCACCAAACTTGTGCTGGTTCTGTCAACGCCCTTCTCATCTATCATTGCGATAAGGTCGCCTCTAGAATTTTTAATACTATATGACATTAACTACTTCGGCCCTTAACTGGTTTGTTGCCCTTTGTAACATTAAGATCATTCTGAGCATCGTGTGGATTACCAGGGTTTCTACCTGGAACACCACGAAGTTGGGCTCTGTATGCTGTCCACTGTGCTTTCTCGGGAGGTGTTAATCCTGAATCATCAAGCTGTGTCCAGTCGCTATTGAGAAGCTCTTCGTTTCGTTGGCTACGAACATATTCCCACACAGTAATATCGTCACGGCTGTCTACCCAATTAGTACCATCCGACACCCACCAATCTTGTCTTTCAGAAAGTCCGCGACGAGGATCTGGTTTGTACAGGTTTACAGTTCTGAAGATAGAGCCGAGCATGTTATCCCTCCATTGCACGTCGGGAATTTCAATAACTTCAAGCGGAGGCGATGGCGTAACTCGCATATCGTATAAGAGTTCAGCTACATTGGTGATTGTGTTTTTTAGTAGATATTTCATTTTCGTTTTCCTAATTAATTGTTACGGACTCTGAACAAAGAGTGTGATTGAAAAATTATTTGGGCCGTCGTAAATTGTACTTCCGCCATCATGACTAAGTTCTATAGAATATGTCCCAATATTGGTGCTAGGGCCGCCATCGCTATTTCTAAAGCCCCACACAGGATTTGTACTTATTTGAATCCACGTGTTGAGGGCTGACGATCCTCCAATGCTAACATGTGAGACACCACTTACATATTGCAAGCGGACATACCAACCGGTCGCACCTGGTTCCGACGAAGAAAGTGGGGACCAGTCTAGTGTTACAGTGGAGAAAAAATCCAACGTCTCCTCGCTGAATCTGGCCTCACCCGTAGAATCATAGTACACATACGCGTCGGCTGTAAAACCGTCTTCATCAAGTGAGCTTAAATCAGCCACTTGTGCAATGTATCCAGCCGGCGAACCAAGTGGTATCGGTGAGCCGACGTTAGTTAACTGAACGGCAGTAAGATACTGTGAACATATATTACCGCCACCGTGAGCCGTGTCATTGATTTGCCAATTAAGTGTAGTGTCGCCTCCCATTACAATAACCAAGGAAGCAAATGTAGGACATTGACCGTCCATCCAATTAATGCTTCGCTGTCCTGTTATTCCCTTTACAGTACCAGATGCACATGTCGTAGATCCGGTCCTACAAACATGAGAACTAAGAGTCGCTCCACCAGTCCCTTTGTTTGGCAAGACTCCCCATCCCTGAACTAGATATGTTTCATTTCCTTTTAACCCCGACAACGAGCTTGTTCCCACAAACGTGTTAGAAGTAGGAGGGGCTCCACCAACAGCAATATTATCGTCTACATATTTTTTGTTTGGAATATCATCATCTTCTGTTACAAGCGTATCATAGTTAGGTGTTTGTGCTACTAACGCGCCTGTGCTGGAGATACAAAGCCGTTGTGTTCCTCCGGTTACAAAACTCATTTCATTTGCTCCCGAAAGGTATATTCCTGTGTCCGTATCGGCACTAAATGAATATGATGGCAGAGATCCAATTGTAGCACCTGCTCCCCTTAACTGAACAGAAAAGGTTTTTGTACCAGCAATTGATTGCACAGCGCCAGGCGAGCCATAATTATTGGTTCGAACAACAGTGCTGTCAACAGCAATACTACCAGGCGACCCGAGCGACAAAATACCATCACCTGCACCAAGTCCTAAGGTCTGGCTTGCATCTATGGTCGACCCAATTGTCGTAAAACCGGTGCTTAAAATAAGGATGACACTACTGTGATCTATGTGTTCATTAGCAACAAATCCAGAAAGGTTATCGTGAACAATTTCTGAATCGTTTGTTGATATGGAATTAGCTGTTACAGTAATGCCAGTATTGAATGTTCCAACACGAAGAAGAACCTGCAAAGGTGATAATGTAGGGAAGCCACCTTCGTTTAAGCCGTCACCAGCGATTATTGTAAAGCCAAGTTCACCAGGTGGTGGAACAGCAGTTCTCCACGCGCCTGTAGATGGGCTGCCTGTGCTAGACCACACAAATAATTCTACACCCGTTTTCCACCAAAACTGACCTTCGACAGGATCGTCTGGTGGCGTTGAATTTGAGAAGTTTTCAAGAAGATAAACAAGGTTTTGATCCCGCTCGAGACCATATTCGGGAGCCCCACTGCCATGCAAGACAAGACTTGTAGTGTTGTCTCTGGTTCCAGCGGGAATAGTTGTTACGACGTCACCAGCAGAGTTTCGTATGGTGTAAATCGTAGGTGTTTTTGCCATCCTAGCAGCCTCTAACGCAAAAATGCGTACCTTATTGTATTTAGGTATTTATTAGAGGTCTAGCTCACGGATATACTTCTTCATTTGTGCGACTATTTCAGGATGCTTGGACTTCTTATCCATCCAGTAAGCCGGGCGAATTATGGCTTCCATTGCTATCCGCTCCTGGCTTGTTGTTTTATTGATAAGAAATTCTTTGAATTTAGAGCTGTGGAGGAGAATCCACGGTGACAGCTGTCTGCGATGTAACATTAAAATTACGTCGTTTGGTTCAAGATACTCGAACACCTTTGATACATCCACCTCATATTCATCAGCAAGTTTGAACAAATACTCAATTGTTTGATGGGCTTGTTTATTAGGGTCTGAATTCTTGTCCAGATACTCAATGAAACTAGCGTAGATGTCACTATTAACCCATATGACAGGCTGTATACTCATCTCTTTCATATACCAAATGAATGTGTCGATGTCAGGTAGGCCGACCTTTTGGGCGAACTGAGCGAACTTGATAAACGCTGTGTAAAACTTGGAAGTGAGAAAGGTCTCAATTGATGGAACGGCCCTACGGTGAGATTTCATCCACTTTTGGTAGTATGACCATGCTGTCTGACCAAGAGGTGTTTTTATCTGATCATCTCGTGCCATAGCTTTACATCTATGAACCATATATCTGCTTTCAATTTTGAAGCGCATGCCACAGAACTTACATTCATATTTGTATCCGGTGCTCATAAACGGTTCTTCAATTCTCGCTTTAGTTTCGCTATGTCTTCTTTAGGCAACCCCAAATCTTCTCCCATTGTGAGAACATCACCGTTGGTTAGAATAGGGGCAACGCTAATTGCGTCTGAAGTGCTATAATGTAATGTCCGCTTAATAACATCAACTATCAACGGGGTTGTTGTAGTCTTCTTTGATTTTGCTTTATTCCAATGGTAACGCCTGCCAACCTTGCCGCTCGAAGATATCGTCAATAGTTGCCACAGCAACTTCTTGTGCTTCGTAAGGGAAAACACGAACCGATTTGTAAGCTCACTCAAGAAAAAGATTTGACGGGCATCTGTCGTTCCAGTAAGCCATCGCTGGATGACAAGCGGAGCCATCGCCTTTACTTCTTCTTCCGTAAGAGTATCGTAGTAAGCGTGGTTCTTTTTGTTTATCTGTTCAAGAACAGCAAATATATCGAGTTTATGTTTCGTCGTCATCAACAAATTCTTTTGGCACAGAAATACGACGGTCACAGAACTTACACCTAACATGGTTTTCAAAGTATGTCAAGTGGTCATACGGATGGATGCATTCCTTTACCATGGTCAATCGAAGCTCTTGTATAGCGTCAAAGATTGGTATTTTTTGTTCGATTATTTTGAGAATTTGTTCTTCAAGAGGTCGCATAGTAGCGATTAGCTTAACCATGTTATCCATCTTACGATTCCACGAGGTCTTTTCGCTTCGATCGGCATTATTAGCAATCGACTCTAATAGCTGTCGTGATCGTGATTCTGTCATTGTCTCATTATCTGGTTTACGTTGTCTGGCCATTATTTTATTACCTTCATAGCATCGTCATAATCTGTGTGCCTTGATGGTGTTTTTGGGTTGTAAACAACATCAGCAACCAAACCCGATACAGTAAATGTAACGTTGTTGGGCGGGATAACACAATCTTCAAGTAGTTCTATTTGTTTTTCAAGTTTGCGTACGTCGGCATCTGGATTTATTTGTAGTGCTTGAACTAGTTTGGTCCGGAAGTATTCGATATCTTCAAGACCAGCATCAATAACTTCTCCACCCGGCAGCTCTTCAACTTCAATAACTTCTCCACCTGGAAGCGCTTCAACTTTAGACGGAAACTTAAATTCCATATACTCATCTGGCATATCATCTGCAATTCCTGGAGGGGCTGATACAAGTCTTTCACAAGTACAATCTGAAGCACTCCATGAGCATGAGTGGTCCCAGTTGTGCCAATTACAATGATCCTTGTGTGTCAATCCCATTCTTTGACGAGCTACCTCTATGATACTTTCAGCTTCTGGCACCTCAAGAATTCTTCTTACTTGTCCAAGGACCTTCACTGCATCGAACTCAGCATTCTCTTCCCAAGCATCTGGTTTCCTATACTGGTCAATACAATCCCAAAATACCCTACAAGCATCAGTTGGATTGTAATTGTCACCATACTCCAGTTCACCCGATGACATATTAATTCGTACTAGCATGTCGCCATCTTCACCATAAATTTCGAAGTTATTAGCTGAAAAGAAGTCCAACGTGGGGGTTGATTCGAAATACATAACAGAGTCATCGATAGTTCCTTCAAACAATGGCTTACATGCTTGTTCAGATTCACAGAGTGATTTTATCTTTATCCCATTGCTTATCTCAGGCGATCGGTGCTTTGCGTCGTAACCAATTGTACTCTTTTCCATTTCACATAATGGGCATGCAGTGTCCGGATAGTGAACTGTGGTGTTTTTGTCGTCGAAATAACTTTCTGTTTCTATGTCGCCGAATGTAACCACTGCGTCCTTTGGAAAATCCTTTATCTCTAGGTAGGTTCTATTATCTTTCATTTTTTATTATACCTGTGTTAATCTTATGAACATTGCAGCAGCGTTTATCTCTGGATCTGCAACAATGCCGTGTTTGTATAGGTGGTCAGCTATAATTACTATTCCTGACTCCCATTTATTTTTATCTGTGAACTTTGGAGCCTTTTCCAAATTCTCATATAGAAATCTATACACTTCTTCCCATTCTTCAGCGACCACGTTCTCGCAACACAACAACCGTGCCTCTAACCACTTATCCCGTGCGATGCAATCGAGCAGCTTAAATTTGTAATCACCAGCTTCGTCTTGTTGGGGTAGCTGTAGCACTCCGGCTTCGTTGGTGTGTTGTTGTAAAAGATTAACAATCTTTCGTATATCAGGATAGCCGATGGCGACGAACTTATCGAGTGAGCCAATATCAAACTTAACCTTTTCAGCCATTAATACACCAGCCGCATATTCCGTGATATCGAGTTTATCTCCTGCCTTAAACCGGAAGTGCTGACATCGAGATTTGATCGCTGGAATGATTTTGTTCTCATAATTACAAGTAAGAATGAATCGAGCTACGTCAGCATATTCTTCCATCATGCTACGCATCACGCCCTGACCGGCTAGTGTAATGTAATCAGCTTCCTCAAGACATACCACCTTAAATTCGCCCATCGCATAAGTGCTAATGAATCCTTTAATCTTGTCTCGAATTGTATCAACAGAGTTCTCATCAGATGCGTTAATGACTAACACGTCCGTGTCGTCAATGTCCAGCTCACGAACTAGAATCTGTGATAGTGTTGTTTTTCCTGAACCCTGCACACCAGATAACAACAGGTGTGGAATGCTTTTGTCTGCTAACATTTTTGTTATTGCAGATTGCAGAGCTTTATCGTGAAAGATGTACTCGTCTATTGTTGTGGGGCGATATTTTTCTACCCACAATTTGCGTTTATGTTCGCTCATGTATTCTCCTGGGGATTTCACGCTCCAGTATACATTATTTTATTTTTGAAGAATAGGGTTCTTTGTTGCGACGGCAGCTCGGTCTGAAGATCGTATAGCAACATCCCAAGGAACGTTTCGAGCTGTGGCGATTTTACGCAATCTTTTCATTAATTCTTTTTCGTTAATCGTGAGGTCTCGACCGTTTAACTTGCTCATAGCCGTCTGGAGAATTTCACCCGTAATCTTTTCATCTTTTACGGGTATTGTGTTAAGCCACTCTCTGTCTTTTTTTGAGTAAGATTCCACTACCTGCTCGGGTGTTGATATAGCATCAACGATTTCTTGGACAGGCTCAACTGGTTCGTCATCAATTAGTTTGATTAATTCGACACCATCATTTTTTACAGTTGAGGCGGAAACTTTAAATCCCGTAGGCGGTTCGGGGTCATCGTCATCATCGTCGTCTAGATCATCGCGCGCAACAAGTGGTTTGCCCCGTAGTTTCATAAAGGAAAAGTTCGCGCCCATTAGTAGTAGAATTGCCATTGGGTCGAATACAAAAATAAATGCTATGATTACAAGACGGACAGCCTTTTCGAGATTGGTGCTGCCGTCTTCATATATCAGTGCGGCGATGTATTTTACAGGCCCAACCTCTAGTTCGAGTTGTCGGAGTTCCGAAGTTAAAGTTAATTTTTCGTCTTGAAATTTACCAATTGCGTCTTCGGCGCTGTCGATTGTTCCTGCTAATGCAGTTCTTTGTTCTTCCTGATTTGCACGAACAGCGCGGGATCCGTCTGGACCACTAATTTTACTATATTGAATTAGAGTATTAACCTGCTCATCTAACTGACTCTTAACAGTTTCTGCATCGGTGATCTTGGATTGCTCACGAGCAATTCGTTGGTCGAGTCGTTCAATTTGTGCGGTGTTGTTTCCAACTGGCGCGTTCTGCTCGAGGTGAGCTTTTGACAGGAACCCGAAAATACCCATGCTTGTAAGTAACATAGCTACAATTACAGCAGGTAACATTGTAAATTTTATGGATGTTTTTTCTTTCCAGTTCTGGTATATCCAACTAACACCTACTACCTTTCCGAGCTCAATTACGGCTCCCATTATTAAGGCGGGGATTGGTGCTCCGGCAAATACGGCCATGATTCCAGCAATAGCAAACCAGGCCGCGACTGAAGCCATAGCAAGTGCTGTGATTAATGTAAGGACTGCAAAGAACATAATACTCCCCCTTTCAGGTTTGGGGTATTTATGGAGTTAAATCACGTCGTCGTCGTCAACAGCGATTATCTGGTCTGGGTCTGTCCGCGCGAAACGCACGCCTTTATAGTCTACTACACGTGTCCACTTGAGAGCTTCGACGAGAACTTTTTGACCTATGTGGAATTCTTCCGACACTTCCGGGCCTAATCCAATGATTACTACCCAACGAGGAGTTTTTGTTGTGTCGTCTAACTGCGTGGGAAGTTCAAATCCCCATTTAGTTTGATGTAAGAACGCGCCCTTCTTAGCTTTATCAACTTCATCTTGAAACTGAAAGAGAATGTGGTTGGCGATCGGTTCTAATTCACTCGGCAATATATCCATTATTTCTTAACTGTCTTCTTTTTAATTTTACGCTTCTGTGGCTCTTTGACTGACTCTTTGACTTCGTCTATCTTTGGTCCCTGTTCAGCTGATTGAACTTCGATAGTTGGTTTAACATCAACAGGTTTTGCTTTATTCTTAGCTTCAAGGAGTTGATCCTTAACACGCTTTACACGACGACGCATCTTCTGGTCGATGAAGTCTTGACGAGCTTGGACATTTGTTGGCCTCGGTGAGTCAACCATTTGTTCTTTGATTTTTAACAAATCAAAGTCAATAATTTGTCCCTTAGCTGATCGGACTTTCTTTGGCATTTTGGTTCTCCTTTGCGTCGGGCGGTCGTAAGAAATCTGTAAAATCTAAGTTATATTTGACGCTATCAACATCATGCACACCAATCAAATATAACACATATGATGACACACTACTTCCGCGGCCAACACCCCACACAATATTTTTATCTTGTAAGGTATTTATGACATAAATTATCGCCCTTAGAATTGGTACTAACCCCAGTCTTTGATACATATGAAGTTCGTCGCTAACCCGTAGAGACCGGACGTCTGACTCTTCGCTTGATATTGAGTCAGCAACACACACTTCAGCCCACTTGTCGATAACATATTCAATTACATCGAGTGATTGGTAGGGTTCGGGGAGATTCCACTCAAAATTCAATGGCCTGATCTCTGTTTTCGCGTTGATTTTTTTTGCTGGTGCTGCAAATTTATTATATTCGCGAATCAGGTCGGTTTCTTCCGTAACACAGATTCGCGTTAGACCCTTATCAATCAGTTCAATGACGCGTTTGGGCGAAACCACGGAGTCACCATCAAAATATAGGATTCTGTCTTTTAATTCAGTTTTAAACGAATTTGCTATCATAACCACCAGTAGTGTCGATGTCTGGGGTCTTCACACCTTTACTTCCATCGGCCAATTGTGTTAATGATGAAACAGGAGGAGGTGGGGTTGGATCAACGTCCACGTTGGGCACCGGAACTTGTGGGAACCCAGCTAAAATATTGTCCACTGAACCTTCTGGTATTACAACATTTGACTGAGGAGACATAATTCGGGTATTTGTAATTGGGCGCTCAGATGTGTCAATCAATAGATCGATTTTAGCGCGGATTCGCTTCCATTGCGCCTCGGTTGGATACCAGTCCTCACCAAGAACCATGTCCATTCCTTCGATCATTACTTTGAAGTCACGAATTGTTAAGGTTTTTGTTTCTTTTTTATCTTCACTCATAGTTTTTATCCCGTGATATCACCAACAACGGTATCTTTCAAATATTTATTATACGTGTCGGAGGGGGTTACGTTGACCCATTCTGTTGGACTGATAGGGTGACACAACATTTGGTGCTTGCTAAGCGACGGCCCCACATTAACATACTCTGATACGTAGTTCACAACCGTTATAAGGCCTGGTTCGTGTCGGACAATGTTGGGGTTTGAAATGTCATATACGAAGGCTGTGAATTCTCTACCCGCAACATCAGATACCTCGACCACGTCAAGCTCTGATGTTTCTTGAGAGTAAACAAGGATATTCCATGCGGCAGGCAAGAAGAAATCAAAACCCCTGATTCGAACTTGAATTGATGAACACACAATTTCTTCAAGCACCAACAATGGCGCAAGTGTGTAATCCATTATTTGAAGATCGAGTACCCACATGTAGTCTGTTGGAGTTGGGGTATAGATGTCATCCAGTATAATTGTTCTGTTGTTATCGTCAAAAATCAGCATATCTTACCTTCTTCTCTGAGTGGGAGTATTGCGCTTCTTTATAGAATTTTTTTCGTTCTGTTTTATGGCGCTTTGCATATTTTAAGTCTGAGCAGATATCTGTGAATCCGACCGAGTCTTTGTCGGGTGCCTTTCTCAACCCCCGTCCAATTGTTTGAATGATTCGTACGAATGATTTTCCAACATCAACTGCCATCATGTGAAAAATTCGTTTAATGTTTAATCCAGTAGAGGCAATATGAATGGTTGCTATGACAACAATGTTATCGTTGTCTCTAAACAAATCATATACCTGCTTTCGTGCTTTCGCTTTGTCCTTTCCGTAAACGAACACCGCGCCTTCAATCATTTCCGCCAGTTTTTGTCCATTGCGCACACCATCAACCAAACAAAATACATTGCCCTTACCCATATCACGTTTCACTTCAATAAAATCTGCAATCCACCTCAGTCTCTTTTTATTAGACTGAAGGTATCGTTTTTCAGAGGTGTAGTCTGGGAAGTACCCATCTTTAAACTGTCGGAGCGTTTGTGGTTTCTCGAGCGGCTCATTAATCTTTAGTTGATCGCAGTACTCTTTATACTCCTTATCAAAGTCTTCTTCAAGTTGGAGAATTTCAATTTCGAGTTTTGCAAGGTGACCCTGATCCATCAAATCCTTAGCAGTGATCGTCTCTCTTACATCACCAACGGTGATTCGCACCGACATGGCGTCTGTCTCTGCCTTAGGAATCGTTCCAGTGCAACCAAACCGTAAAGGAATGTTTGGTGCATCTTCGTTTAGGAGCTTCTGTAAAACTTGTCCCTTTATACCATGACACTCATCAACAATAATCATACCGAACTCTGCTAGAAGCTGTGGGTTATTTTGAAGAGACTGCCAAGTTGAAACAACGTGCTGGTGTTTAATGTCTTTAACTTCGCTGTAGTAGCGGCCGGTATCCAACTCACATATTTCGTATTCAGTTGCGGTTTGTTCGATCAAATCTTTAGAAGGAACGATCGATAGAGATCGTATATCA